GCCGACACTCAGTATGGTGCAACGTATCTGTTCTTACGGGAGGGGCTGGTCAACCTCACTGGCTTTAGTTTCTGATGGGTGCATATTCTCCTTTCGACAACGCCGAGCTGGTCTTCAAGGTGTATGGATCTTTTTCACTTGATCCATCGACTGGTAACTCTGTTCAAAATTACCTGTCAGAAACGTATATTTGTAATATCCAGCTCAAGGGTGCATTTGAACAGCAGAATCTAGGCGTGAATAAGGTCAGCACATCTTGTTCCGGCAGATTGTTATCTCCTGCGATCTTTAGTGACAAGATCTCTATCGGAATGGAAGCCACCGCAACTATAAATGGTGTGGAGGGGACTGTTCGAGTCTTAGATTTGGGCACAAACATTTTGCCCTTCGCCCGTAAGACTCAATTCCAAGAGTTTTCGGGTGTATTTGAACAAGTTGGTAGGGCTGGTTAGTTATGGGTAATTCTAGATTTAAGGGACCACAACCTGATGATCTTTTAGGCCGAGCAGATTTGGTAATCAAAAATGCTCTTGATGAGGTGTCGGAAAAGCTGGACAAGCAATTCACGACAGAGATTGAATCAAGCATTTGGCCCTGGCCTAGGACAACAGTCAGGAAGGTAGGCCCTCCTGTTGACAGCCCCCGAGATATTGTCGACACAGCGGATCTAAAAAATAGTCAAACACGCGAACAAACTACCAGAGATAGTGTTACCTGGACATGGAATGTTGACTACTCTGCCGTTGTTCATGACGGGGCAAAAAAACTAAAAAATGGCGGCAGTTATCCTGGGCGTAAATGGACAAAAACTGCAGAAGAACGGATTAAGCTTTCTAGAATTTTTGCAGATATACTGAGGAGAGAGTTGAATGGCTAGTGTCACACAAATTCGCTCCATCATTGACTCCACAATAGGGTCATTGTTGGGCACTTATGTACTACCCAATGACGCTCAAATCCCCGCCCTTTGGGTACGGGGCTCGCAGCAAATTCCTAAAGATTGGACTGTCAATGGCATCGAATGTGTGATTGATGAGGTTCCAGACGCTAGGAATTCTCCAACTTTGTCTAAGGCTGTATTCCTAAACAAACTATGGACGGTCACCCTGACATCTTTTGATGAGGTCATCACATTAGAAAGTCCAAGGCTGCTTCTTTTCCGTGTTTTCCCTGATATCACGAACGTGGTTTATTCACCTCAAACTGATATCTCATTTGAAACACTGAAAATTCAAATCCCCGATTACTCAATTCTTAGTGAGATAAGCTAATGGCACAACTTCCAGGCGGTGCGTTTGCAAAAGGCAGGGACCGCATTGTGCGGATCGCTGATCCAGGCGGCACCCGACTAAGCCCAGCTAGCGATGGTTCTGGCATTATCAGTGGCGCATATACCAGTCCTTCTGGCGCGTCCATGTTGAATTTTAAAGGTCTGACTCAATCCGAGTTCAGTCCTTCACCAACGTCCCAGGAATTCTTCCTGTTGGGAGACAACGGTTACAGGGATTCTGTGGGCGTGACCCAAGCTGGTGAGCTTGCATGTACCTCCTTCTTCATCAACAGCCTTAACGGTAGTGGTGCTGCTCAAGGCGATATTGATCCCACTCTGACATTGGTTCTCAATGCAGAATCTGATCCCGACGTTGAAATCTACGTTGAGATGTTGACCTTGCTTGGTCAAGATGCCAGCAGCAACTTCTTGTATTTCGTCCGTGCTTTCCAAGCATGTGTGACCGACGTATCAGAAGCTGCACCTAGTGATGGCCTGATTGAATATTCGTGGACCTTCCAAAGTAGAGGCGAGATCTTCGTCGGTACTCTGAATAACAGCACGTCTGAAATTGACATTTACGCCTGATGCAAGCTGATCTGCTTACTTCATCTGATAAGCAGTCGTACTTCATCAATTGCAAGGTCAAGGGCGATTTACTTGTTGTAGGAGCAGTTTTTATTGCTGCTTCTACTTCTTCGCCTTTGCAACTTGTTTCTAATGAAGGTGCTAATTTAACAGTAGAAATTCCAACAGATGCC